GCCGGCCGCTTTAGTCGTCATAACGAGACCTGCCGGCGTAGCAGGTACCGAAGGGGGCGGCGGGGCGGCGGGGGCCGCAGCAACAGCGCGTACTGCATAGCCGTGCAACACAAGTTGGTCGTCGGTCCAGCCACCGTCGTAAAACGATTGCAGCGATGCGCCGGCCGCTTTAGCCGTTAGCACAAGACCAGGGGGGGCCATAGCAGGCTGAGGTGCTGCGAACCCAGGGGATACAGCATGAGGTGCGACGGCCGGTGCCGGAGTGTAGGGTTGCATCGGTGCCGCATATCGCGTGGCCCCCTGAGCTTGCGGGACGCTACCCGTAACAAACTCGTCAGACCATTCGTCCTCAGCCATCATATTACTGCTGGCTAAAGCTTCGCCTGGGCGCACAAAGATTACGTTATTCAACGAGGCCCATACGCCGGTATTTTTGTCATTGTCTGATCCATAGAATGTGATCGAGCAATGTACGTAATCCCCAGATTTGACTTCGTGCGGGTTGGTGATCAGCGAGCCGTCCAGGCGGCGCACTTCCAGTTCGCGCCCGTTCGGCGTACCCGTATTGAGCACCCAGTGATTTTTGCATTCCGGGCCCCGGGGTTTACCTCTCGGGGCAGGTAAATCGCCGTCGCGTAAAGAACAATCCGCCCATTTCGTCGGATCGTGAGGCCACTTTTTAGCTTTAGCGGCATTGATAGCTACCTGGCACATATTCCACGTGGCTTCGGACTTCGGAATAAGCAAACTGGTCGTCTTTTCGAGCACGCCGGTTTTTGGGTTCAGCTTGCCCTCGATGCCGTACCAGTGGGAAACGCGCACATTGTGCAGTTTGACGCGGCGCGGATCGGGGCCCGCAGGGGGTGCAGCCGGGGCACCGTAAGGGGTACCCGGTGCAGGCGTACCGTAAGCTGGCGGGACAGGAGCCGCGGGCGCATAAGCGGGAGGCACTTGCGGAGCGCCGGGAGGGGTATAAACGGGGGCTAACGGTGCATTCATGATAAGGGCTCACTGGATAAAGGTTTAGGCTTGTACTCGGGTTCTCGGGATCGCGGTTATGTGCAGTTTACTTCAACTTCAGAAAATCAAGGGCTCCTGGGGCGGGGGTAAAGGCCGGAGGTCCGGGCGGGATAATAAGGGTTTCAGCCGGGGAGTCAGGCAATTTACCATCTTCGGAATAGTGATCTTGCGAATAATCATGCCTGACAATAACCCTTTGCAAAGACTGACCCTCCGGGCCGCGTGTTTCGGTCGGCGTATCAGGTGGATTTTTATGCACGTGATCAGCAAGCTCGGCTGACCACTCTTCGATAAATTTTTCGTCGCCGGTATATTCCTTACGCCGTGAGCCCTCTTTCGGGCCGAAAATCGGTTTCGGGTATCCTTTCCGAGTAAATTCCTCGTCAAGTCTCTTAACAAGCTTTTTACCGCCGAAAGGATGCGCAGCTAGCACCGTCTCAATCTGTGCCACGGATTTAGCGATGGGCTGCTCATAACAGTCCGGGTAGAGGGTTGGCGGAAAAGCCTCTCTAAACTTGGCTTCGTCAGATAAGTAACGCAGGCGATTGCCGTTAAACAGAGCAAAGTCTGCAAATTTCTGACCCCGAAAAGCTTGTTCTTTCCCTTGCTCGATAACCTGATTGGCCCAGGAGCGGGCCAAGTAGGCGGCCCGAATTTTCTGATTGTCATCTTGCATGACTTCCTCAAACGTGGCGAGTGCAGGTAGCGCGGCGCCAGCTGAATTCTGCTCCGCGATAGCCTGTTTAGCAGCCTCATACCCCGGCTTCTGCAGTTCCGGGCAGATAGTGGCAGCAGGGCAAAAACGGCATTGCTCGACGCCGGGATTAAGCGGCGCATCCGGCTCACGGGTAGCCAGTATTTCATCTTTCAGCTTGATCGCATCTTGTTCAAGATAGGGCAGATCGCACGACCAGACGTCGTGATGCTCGTATAGCCGATTGCGGTTCTCGACGCGAGGCTGAAAGATATGCAGGACGACCCGCTTCGGGTATTGCACGCCGGTACGCACAAGATTAAAAAACGCCCCACTGGCATAGTAAAGTGTTTGGGGGTGTTCTTTTGCGTAACGTTGCAGCTTACCGAATTTAAAATCGAAAACATGTAGCGTCGGTCCTTCAAATACCTCGCCAGTTTCCAACTCAATAAAACCTGCAGGCACATACACCCAGGCGTCACAGCGCCCGCGGGCATCTTCGACAAGCCAAGATAAGTCTAGCGCATCTTCGATACCGTAAATGGCGCCGGGGATACTGGCATACCTCTCGAAATAGCGGGAATAGCTGACGACAGAGCGGAAAATCTCCAAGTCGCCGCCGTTATTTGTCCATGTTGCATAAAGTACCGCACGCTGACCGTGATCACGCTCCTTCAGGACAACCTCAGCGAAGGCGTGCGCCTCAATACCATCCTCGGTATATTCCCGTGGCACCTCGGGCGGCGCATAGCGCGATAGCCGCACTGAGCCAGGGCATTTAGAGAAACGCTCCCGAGCTGACGCACCGACTTCGCTATGCTCGCGTATCGGCAGTTCAATCGTCGCTATTTGCATGATCCGCCTCGTCGAAAATGACAAGATCAAAATACCGACGTTTGCTCATTTGCTGCATTGTCGGCGCCGCACGGGGGAGCCTGATATCGCCCCGGTGATGCGTACTCATAATGCAGCGCTGAGCGCGCTCTTGTTCCTTTGCGCCGATGTGCGGGGCGTGCCACGTAGGCTTACCGCTGCGTTTCAGGAAACGGTTAATAGCGAGTTTCATCGCCTCCATTATTCCTTGTCGACGGCCGCCCGAGATAAGTTTTTGCATGACTGACTCCTAAAGTTAAAAGCCGTCTAGGCTTTCTCGCCAACTCCTAGACGGTCAAAGTTATTCGGGCGATTTAATCGGCCGTTACCCAGGTACCCGGCGCCAGTTCGATGTATTTGTGATAGTCGGACACGTATTTGATCGCGTGATCGATCGACTCCGCCGGGATATCTTCTAGGCGGGTATAGCCGAGCTTGCCGAGTAGCAGCCCTGCCTGGCCCATACCATGGCCTACGCCGTTCGGGCGCTTTTCGATCATGCTTGCAAAGCTGATAAACGCAGCTTGCAAATCATCTAGAGGTGTAGCTACCGGAACCGGTGCAGGCGGGGGGACGGGAGCGGCCGGCGCTGCGGGTGCAGCGGGCACTGGGGGTTGTGGCACTGCTGGCACGGCTGGTACTGCCCCCGGTGCAACAGGGGCCGTGGGCATAGCGGGCGTGTACGCTGGTGCAGCCGGAGCGCCGCCCACTGTTCCGGGCTGAACAGCTCCACCTTGGGCGGCAAGCATAGCGGCGTGGTCGGGAAAGCCGGCGGCAACGGCGGCGACATCCTGTGCAATTTGTTCCTTGGTGCGACGGGTGCGCTTACCGGATGCAGGTGCGGCAGGGGCTGCGGGTGCAGCGGGCACTGTCGGTACCGGCGGAACGGCCATAGCCGAAGGGGGGAGCGGTGCAGCAGGGGTTGCGAGCGCTGCCGGTACCGGCGGGATAGCCATGGCCGCCGGTGCGAGAGGGGTAAGTGCAAGGCCGGGGATTTGCGCGGCAACTTCAAACAACGCCGACGATAGTTCAGAGGCGAGTGCTGCAGCTTCCTCAAGGGCGTTTTTATAAGCTTCAGACATTTAGGTGACTCCTGTTTAAATTTAGAGATTTAGGCGTGAGCCCGGGTACTTCGGCACTGCGGTACAAACTAATTAACCGTTACAAATTCCATGTGACCTAGTGTGCTGTTCCTTTTGATTTCAAAGATAAGCGAATCTTCGTCTACGCAAAATATACGCATCCCCGGCAATTTTTTATCGTAAATCTCTGCTGCTTCCGAACGGCTTACAAGCCTAGCTGGTAGCCCTCGTTCAACAGTGAAATACTGATGCTCGTTTTGCATAACCCCTCACAAATAGCTTGGTTTTACGACTTGGCTGATAACATGCTCTTTGCTAAAAATTCGTTCAAGTAAAAAGTGGTCTATCGAATTCTCCGTAGTGAGTACATAGACCGATGCAGCACGGCCGGTTTTAAACACGGATTCGGTGCGCTCAATCGCTTGCCGAAAATGCCACGGTACAAACGTTGTCTCTACGCAGATAATCGTATCGGCAACGCTTAGATCGATCGATTGTCCTGCTGATACGATGTTGCCGAAAAATAACCGACAATCCGGGTCAGATCTAAAATGCGCAGCTAACGCATACTTCTGCTCTGTCGTGTTGTGCCCGGTAACTTGGACACTGGGGTAAGCTGCTAACCTTAATTGTAGCGCATCTATTACCTCGTGGTGGTAACTAAAAACAATTATTTTTTGTTCCTCCTGCAAACGGTTTTCGATGAACTCAATACAGTCCGGGAGCTTACGAAGCGCACTCTCTTTCAGCACCTCGGATAGCCCCTCAATCGACAATAAAGGGTTCTCTGTTTGCCGCAACACCTCACGGTTAAAACCACTTTCACGACTATCGACAGGTCGGTCAAAGGTGATCAGCGCTATCTCAGGCGACTTATAGCCTTCGATAATTTGCGACTTCATACGGCGCAAGATGTGCGGCGCCGTCAGATCATGTAGCTCAGCAAGATTAGACGCGCCACGTACATCCAGTCCATAGGGCTTATCTTTCGACCAGGGTGCATGCCACGCCGCAGCGTAGCGCTTCGCGAACGTCGGGTAATTCATGCTCGTAATATCGAGCGCATTGAGCATCGGCCACCACTCTATGGGCCGGTTAGGCATCGGCGTGCCGCTCAACGGGTGGCAGATTAATGAATGACGAGCCAGATGTTGCGCGGCCCCCGTTCTGCGCGCCATGGGGTTCCCGAGCATATGAAATTCATCCGGCAAAAACCAATTGTATCGAGCACGTTTAGGAATACGGACGAGGTTGTCGCCGAGGATATCGTAATTGGTAATATAAACATCGGCGTCCTCGATAATGTGCGCGCTACGACCGTATAAGATGTTGATCTTGACGCGAGGATTCAACTCACGAAAATGGTCCCGCCAGATTAACTTAGCGGAAGCGGGGCACGCGATCACGCCTGGGCCTTTATCGTGCACCGACAACGTAGCGGTAAGCGTTTTACCTAACCGCATATCATCGGCACACAAACCTTTCGGGTGATCACGCAGCCACTGATACCCTGAGTATTGATGCGCTTGAGGTAATTTCACTGAGGCCGCGTCTCAAAGTTTTTCGCTGATTGATTAGAAAGCCACTGAGGCTTAACTTCAAGCCAGTACCAAATACCGGACGGCCTTTGAACTAAGTAGTTTGCCCATGCGGGTGCGTCTTTCCAATCCGGTTTCATGGCCGCTCCTGAAGGGAATTACGCCAAGAAATGGACGATCGCACGCGCACAGAAAGAAACCGTCCACGGGTTTGATAGACACCGAATTCTTCACGAGTTGAGGGCCTATCCTCAAACCAATACCAGTTTCCTTTTGCGTCTTTGGCGCAATATCTAGCCCATGCCGGTGCGTCTTTCCAGTCTGGTTTCACTTTTGACCTCGCATCATTTTGTAAATTACGATTGTGACGATCATCGCCGTCAAGGAAATAGGATGTTCAGTTACAGGAAGGTAATAGCCCCCGAGGTTATCGATTATGCAATTCGGTTTCCACGGGGTAAAAGTCATATGCGCTTCAAGTCAGCCGCAGCGCTTGAGATAACGCGTCGTGCAACTTCTTGGATAGCACGTTTAGCCTCACGGAAATCCTCTTCAATTAAATACATACCATGGGTGTGTTTTTCCCGTAGATTCAACAGAACTTCGTGTTGATTGTGCAGCGCTTCTATGCCGGCCATCGTCTCGGCGTTAGCGAGATAGAGCGCTTCCTGTTCGCGTTTTATCGCGTCGGTAAAATCGCACTGGTATAACTCTCGCCATTCGTCGGGCGTATGCTGGGCCAAGGTTCTACGTGCCGATGCATGCGCCTCGCTTAGCCATTTTGTTTCGTTAAGCTGTTGCAATCGGGCTGCTGTGTACAACGTCGCGTGTCCGTGGCGCCTATATTCGCCGCGATGATTGACGGGTAGCGCAAACTCGGTTTTGTGTTCGCGGCCGTCGCGGTAATAGTAGATTGCCATGGCTAGGTACTCGCAGTTAATGCAGCGTCGGGCGTAAAGCTTTCAGGTCATCAGCGCTTGCCTGAGTCACTTGCAACTCTTGAGCTAGCACATCGCTACCCGACAAAAGTGCGCGCAATTGTCTGTCAAGTTTTTGCTTAATTGCTTCTTGTTCAAGTTTTGACCCGAACTCAAGAATGACGGCCCGAATTGCGCCGACTTCCGAAGCGCCAGGAATCGCAGCTAGCGTTTCAGCGTCGAACATTTCTAAGATGCCGGGGCGGATATCGGCCATACGCTCTTTAGTGCAACACGATTCGCAGGCAACGATATCTGGCAGCACAGTAACGATTACCGACTCTTCCCCCGGGCGTAAAACTTCAACCTGATAAGCGAGCCAGCCGGCCGCGAAATTGCGGCACCCGGGGCTGACGCAATCTGGTATCGGGTGATCTTCGTTGCATGATATACATTTAAACGTTGGTCGTTTCATAGTCTGCCCCACTTGGCTACTTCCGACAGGATAAATTGTTCGCTGCATACTTTCGCTACTTCCAGTGCACGTGTTTGTACCCAGGTAGATAGCACCCGACGTATTTCACTCTTCGGCCTCCCTGGCATGATGTCCACTATAGCCATCGTGTCCGCACACGCACACGGCTCGAACTTATCGCGCTGGATCTCTTCAATTGTGACTCTTATCCGATAGTGTTTTTCCACCTTAAATCACTCCTAATAAGCAGCGCGCCGTTACGACTACGGCGGCGCCGGTTGCAATGCCTGCCATGTAGACGGCACCCAAAGTAAGCGCAAGGTCCGACAAAGGCCAGCGCGTATAAGTGGTTTTCATGGTCTTTCCTCAAGACTATTCGCCGCTTGTTCCAGGGTGTGATACGCTTGCTCATACCTCGGCGCGGCGCTCCAATGCCCCATGTTAGGAATCCACTGGGGCTCGTACTCAAACCAACTCCAGGCCCCGTCGGCGTCCATTGCTAAATATCGTGCCCATGCCGGTGCGTCGTCTTTCCAATCTGGTTTCATGGTCTTTCCTCAAGAGATTCGAGTGCCGAAACAATGTCAAACCCTTCCATTAGCCCAGGGTTTGCCCAACGGCCAGCCCGTTTAATCCAAGCGGGTTTATGCTCATGCCAATACCACTCGCCGTTAGAATCCATTGCAACAAATTGAGCCCATGCCGGTGCATCTTTCCAATCTGGTTTCATGATACGTACCTCATAACTAGGAAATTAACCGCGCCGCAGAAAACCCCGTAGATACAAGCGGTTTGTATCAGTGCCCAATCCCCGAGTAGCCAAGCGTCAAATTTCTGTTTGAAGGTCTTCATACTCGGCCCTTATCATAGTCAAAGTGCGGCACCTTTACCCCGTCGACAAGAAACCCCCAGATACCGCGGTATTTGCCTGTCACGAATAGCGTGGTACAGCCGCCGGGGGCTACCGAAATAATCGTGTGATATTCGTTAAAGTTTATCGCTACGGTATCCCCCGGTTGACGCAGATAGGTGCGGCCATCCTCACGCTGCTCGATATACCACCCTTTCAAAATATATGTGCGAGCGTTCCAAGGGTGGTCATGATGATCTCGGCTGCTGTCCGGGCGCATAATCTCGTGGATACGTGCTGAGTGTTTAATGAAGGGCGCGTATTTGCATTTGTGGGTCCAGCTATCATAAGCATTGAACAGCCAGTACCGGTACATATAGGTTTCCGGCCCCTCACCGATATGGATGTACGGCGTGCGCTGGGCACGTTCAATCAGCCAGTCTGCAACTCTAGGTGAGCTGACGACAAAGGCTAAGGCGCTTGCGGCTAGCTCGCCTAGGCAATCGCGCGCGCCGAGCACAAGCATGCGTGCGATATCGAAGGCGTTTAATTCGGGGTGAAATCGACTCACGCTACATACTCCTGTGAAGTTAAAGCTCCAATTGGGCGGGCGCTGACCCTAGCCCCTTGGTGCAAAATAATATAGATGATCATGAAGATCACTGCGTACATTACAAGTCTTACAATAAGCTTTAAAAACGTCCAACCGATGCAGGCGAAGCACAGTGCGACAAAAGCGAAAACCAGTAGAAAGTCCCCGTGCATGACACATTTTCCTTGTTATGGGTACTATAGGGTATTAATCTTTGCCGTGCAAGAATTTTATTATTCTATTGCAGGGCTAGACCCGTATGCTACACTAAGTCCTAAGTTGCAACTTAACTTTTACTATTTAACTACAGGAGGCAAGCATATGACTGCAAGAGGGGCACGGGTTAAGGTCAGCCCGAAGCAAGATGCACAGTACAAAAAAAGTTGCGCTCAAGGTGTAGCTAATGCCTTAGCCCTTGCGGGCAGCGGTAATAATCTCGCTCGTATCCTGGGGGTATCCTCTGTCGCAATTGTCTATATGAAGCACCGCGGGCAGATCAGCCGCAACGGCGCCCTGCTACTCGGCCTTCTCCCGGGATTCCCGATGAATTTAGAGGATATTCGACCGGATATCAAGGTGCTCGATCCGGCGTGGCTGAAAGACCCGGTATTTAAGAGCAAGCTTGCAGCAGCTAAGGCTTACTTGAAAGCTAACCCTTTGCCGGAGCAAAAACCATGACCAATACGTTAATCCTTGTCCCTTTCCAGGTGCTGATCGCTGAGATACGAGGGTCACGAGGAGACGTCTCTTTCCGTAGAACGCTCCGCGGGTGGAAAGGTGTGTATCGCTTTTACATAGATGTCCTTTTTCAAGGGATTCGCTGCTCTGTGCTCTTAAACGATGTTTGTGTTTGCAACGAGGCTGATTTTATTAACCCTAAGGAAGTAGCTGATTTTCTCAAACAACATTTCCTAGCTGATTTTCTCAAACAACATTTCCTAGCTGATTTTACTAAGGAGACACCGATGCCTACGGACTATGATGACGCACTTGAGCAAGACAAGAGCCTTGCACGGCTAAAAGATGCTGAGGTTTTTGTTGCCTTAAATAGCGCCTTAGATGCGAAGCGTAAAGGTGCTACTGCCCATAGCGATATCCCTGAGGGCCTAAAAGAAGACTTTATTCCTGAAGATTATCTGCAAGATGCACCTCCTCTCGAACAAATCACCGCGGCTACGCTTGAAGATCAAGCAATCGCTTTTGCTCAACGTGTCTGGTCCGAGGGTTTTACTCTCGCGGAGGCTAAACTTGCGCTAAGCCCAGGTCTCAGCTCCGCACAGTACATTCAAGTAGCTGAGAGTTTCACTGCTTCCTGTATCAATTACCTCGGCGTACAGCTTGAATTTAACAAGCCTGTTAAAGGCGAGTAGTCTCACGCAACACAACACGTTTTACTGTAGGCCCCTTGGTTGTTTAGAGGGGCTTCGTTTTCTAAGCTCATAACAGCGAAAATTATGAACGAGCTAAGCCAATATGGTAGTCAGCTTTTGACCAATGGCTATAACATCGTGCCCATACAGCCCGGGGAAAAACATCCGGGGATGAAAGGGTGGAGCACGGTACAGCCTTCCTTCGACAATCTTAATAAGTGGTTAGCCAACGGCCACGCGCATGCAGGTATCGGCATCATTACCGAGTGGGCGCCGGCTATCGATATCGACGTATCCGATGAATCTGTAGTCGATACGATGGTGGACTGGATCGATATGCACATCGGCCAAGGGTTGCGGCGAATCGGCCGTCCGCCTCGCGCCCTACTCGCTTTTCGTACCGATCAGCCGTTTAGCAAAATGCTATCAGCTAAATACGCCGATGCGACGGACCCGACAATTACGCATCGCATCGAAATTCTAGGTAAAGGACAACAGTATGCCGCTCTGCACATTCACCCAGGGACTCAGCGCCCGTATATCTGGCCCGAAGATAGCCCTGCCACTACACCTTACTTTCAGCTACCCCTCTTGCGGCTCGTCGACTGTAGAGCCGTACTCACTGCCTTCGAAGCGCTTGGTGCGCAGATGGTCACCGCCGGTAAGTGGGTGTTCCTTAAACGGGGCGCCTTCGGGGTTGCTGCGGATCTCACGCCGACAGATGTTGATGCGCTCCTTGACCGAAAAGCGCCCGCACCGATCGAGCCGACTCAGCTTGATCACCTGCTAAGTTTTATCAATGCCGACGACTATGATCAATGGGTACACGTCGGCATGGCCTTGCATCATCAGTTCGACGGCAACTTAGAAGGTGTCGACGTATGGGACCGATGGTCACAAACCGGTAAAAATTATAACGGCGTCGATAGCCTACTGGCCAAGTGGAATAGCTTTAGCGAAACCCGCGATAGCGCCGTTACCGTCGCGTCTATCTTTCACTGGGCTAAAACCGAACAAAACGTTCAAGCCGAATCTTACCGGTTACGGTTAAATAAGATGATTGCCGAAGCGCAGTCTTATACCGATTTAATGGACGGCCCGCTGACTAAAGACCTCCGTAAGTACGTTTCAGCTAATCCGGTGATGGCGGTTCCGATCCAAAACGCAGTTAAATCGCGTGCAAGTGCACTTTTAGGCTCGACCGTCCCGCTAGCTGATGTCAAGAAAGCCCTCAAATCGGCCCCTGGCGCCTCTGCCGGGTCATCCGAGGTACTTGCCCCAGGGGAGCACTCTAACGGGGCGCTGTCGGCTCTGTGGGAAGGTTGGTACTACCTCGCTGAGAATGACGAGTTCTTTAGCACGGCGCAATCTAAAGCGTATAGCCCTGCCAGCTTTAACGCTATTTTTAATAAACGCGTAAAAATGCCTGACGATCAGCGCAACGCCTCGGCCCTTGCAACGGATATTTACGGTATGCAAGTTTTAAACGGCGCACGCTATCGGCCTGGTCAGCCTTTAATTTTTACCGATGAACTGGGTACTTGGGCAAATATTTATAAAGATACCGGCGCCCCGTTGCCGCAGTTTTACGATACTGCAGGCACAGAGATCGTAAAAGCCATGCTCGGCCACCTAGAGGCCGTCATCGAAGACCCGCGGGACCGGGAGATGCTGCTTGATTACATCGCCTGGACGGTTCAACAGCCGGGTAAGAAGATCCGTTGGGCAATTTTAGTGTGGGGACATGAGGGTATCGGTAAGACGTTTTTAGCCGA